ATCGTGCAGGCCCGCCAGGACTTGAAGGAGTCCCACGATATGACGGTCTCCAGCCTGGTGGAGGGATCCCAGGAATACGAGAAGGCCCAGCAGGCATATGCCCAGGCGGACGCCGATCTTAACACCAAATTGCTGGAGCTGCAAAAACAGCGCGAAGCAAATTTAAAAAGGTCGAACGGGGTCATGCTGGAATACTACCAGGACCTCATGGCCAAGATCAGCGAGTACGCCCAGGTTTTTGCCGAGGGCGTGACCGCCGTCACCGATACAGTGAGCCTGGCCCTGGGCTACCAGGTAGAGGCGCTGAACGAACAGCTCGAGGAGCTCGACAAGAGATTCGACGAGGTGAGCGAAAAACGCGAAGAGTCGGCCGAGCGCGCCGAGGACTTCGAGCGCAGGCTGCAGGACGCGAGCGGGGGCACCGCTTCGGCACTCCGCGAGTCGCTGGCCGACGAGATCGCAACCCGCAACGCCCTGGCACGCGAGGAGCAACGGATCGCCAAGGAGAAGGAGAAACGGGAGGCCGAGATCGCCCGCAAAGAAAAACAAATGAAGCGCGCGGACCTGATCTCCAGCATGGCCCAAGGGATCGCCAACACCGCCCAGGCCGTGACCAAGGCCCTGACCCTGGTATGGCCTTTGAACTTGTTAATGGCGTGACTTGTCGGGTCAATGGGGGCCGTCCAGGTCGGGATCATGGGCCGACAGCTCACCAAGCTGGCCGACGGTGGGGTGATCCAGGGACCGAGCCACCTCGAAGGGGGCGTGCAGATCCCGGGGACCAATATCGAGGTCGAGGGCGGCGAGCAAGTAACGAACAAGATCAGCACCGCGGCCAACCCGCAGCTCCTCAATATCATAAACGAGAAGCGCGGACCGGTGACGCTCGCCGACATATTGCCGGCGTTCGCCGGATCTCCGGCACCGGTGGCCCCGCAGAGGGACACCGCGGACCAGGTGGCCGACGCGCTGCAAAATATCGAGTTTAAGCCCGTCGTTTCCGTAGTGGATATAAACGACGCGCAAGACAACCTGGCGAGCGTAGAGGAGCTCGCAGGATATTAACGGACGGTTTTAAGGATTTTAGTCATTTAGAGCAATGAACAAGTTACCAATATACAACTGCAGCGTGTCCGATCAGGACGAGACCGGCATTTATGCGATGAGCTTCGTCGACGATCCGGCGAATATGCGCAAGTTTGTAGCGCTGAACAAGGCGCGCAAGGTAAAAATGCACACCGATAGCAAAAAGCAGATTTTAACCGGGCCGATCTTGTTGCCCGGTCAAATGATATACAGAAACGACGAGTACGGCGAGTATTATATGACGTTCAGCGCGGAGGAGATCGAGAAGATCGCCGCGAAGATGGTCAAATCATACAGCGCCATATTTACCACGACGCACAACCACAACTATAAAACAGTTGAAGGGTGCCAGCTTGTCGAGCTTTGGATCGTGAAGGACCCAAAAACGGACAAGTCCGCGGCCCTGGGGATCCAGGGGATCACCGCCGGCACTATGATGGTATCATATAAGATAAATAATTCAGATTATTGGCGCGACGAGGTAATGACGGGCAACGTCACCGGCTTTTCTTTAGAAGGATTTTTTAATGTTAATCAAATAAATATGGCAACACCTAAGAAAGCGGCTAACAAGGCCGCAAAAAAACCGGCGAGTTTATCCACTCGTTTGGCGGCCGTAGCTAAGGCGCTTTTTGAGGCGACCGAGGAGCAGGCCGAGGAGCTGGTAGAAGTGGCGGCTGACGACACAACCGACAGCGGCGACCCTTTATTGGCTTTTGACCTTGCGGGCGGCGGCATCCTATTAGTGGATAACGACGGATACGCAACGATCGACGGCGAACAAGCTCCAGCAGGAGAGCACGAGCTTGCGGACGGCAACTTTATCGAGATCGACGCGGACGGCAACTTCGTAACCACCGAAGAGGAGGCAACGACAGAAGAGCCGAGCGAAGCAGCGGTAGACCTTGCTCGTCAAAATGCAAAGGCTTATCTTGCTAAGTACGGCAAAGCCAGCACCGTGGCATCGTTGAAAAAACGTATCGCGGAATTAGAGAAAAAACCAGCGGCGGCGAAAAAAGCGGCACTATCTAAAACGGTGGAGCCTACGGGTCCGACGGCTGGATTGGCGAAAATCTTAAAAGCGAAGCAGGAGGCGCGCAAAGGCTAAGGTATGGCAGTAGTAAATATGTACGACATCACGGACCTGACTATGACGGTCCACGAGAACCCGGAGTGGTTCACACGCGCACTTTTCGGCGGTCGTTTTATCCAGGGCAACTACGTGACCCCTTTAATGGGCGTCAAGGATCAGGAGCTTTTGAGCAAGATCGACCTAACCGATAACATTTTACAGATCGACACGTTCGATTGTGCGTGGACGCCGGAGCAGATCTTGAAGCTAAGCGAGAAAAAAGCGAGCGTAAAAACCTACAAGATCAACCTGGAGCAATGTATCGACGAGCTCGAGAAAAAACGCACAATTTACCAATTGAGCCCGGGCGCTAAAAACGAAAGTTTGCCGGACGAATTGGAGGCGGCAACGCTTCAATTGATCGCGATCGGATTGTCGAACGAGATCGAGGAGATGATTATCGCGGGCGACTCGGACGTTGATCCGGACAGCATCGACGGATACGTTAAGCAGTTGAAGGACTCACCGGACACGATCAAGATCAACGGCGCGACGATCACGTCGGCGAACGTAATCGCAGCGATCGAAGAGGTGTACGCCGCAGCACCGGAGGAGGTCCTACAAGGTGAGCAGAACGGCTCGCTGTTCATGTTAACAAGTTACAAGACGCGCCAGGTATTGCGCCAGGCACTTGCGACTCGCGACAACCAAGTAGTTGCGCAAAACTTTAGCATGGACGCCGAGACAGATCCGCGCAACCCTAAATTATACTATTTAGGCGTTGAGATCGTTCCGGTAAAAGGTTTGAAGAACTCGGAGGTCATTCTTTACGACCGCTCGAACTTCTTATTCTTAACGGATTTAATGAGCGATTTAGAAAACATCCGCCTGGGCCAAAAAGCGGCACCGGAGGACAACGTTGTATTCATCGACGGCCGTTTGCGTTTAGGCGCCGCGGTATTGTTCGAGGACGAGGTGGTTTTCAGATCGGAGGACGTACCAGCAGCACCAGGAGGTTAATCAATGGCTTGTAAATTATCCAAATCATTAGGCAATAAGTCGTGCAGCTACGCAGTAGCGGGCGCGGCTTCGCTTTTCCTTGCGAATTGGTACCCAGCAATGGAGGGGGCCGAAGCAGTCGAGGGAGCGATCGCCTACACGACGGACGCCGAGGGCGTCATCACGTCGATCAAATTACCAGCGGGCGAGTCTTTCTACAAGATCCAGGCAGCGCAGGAGACTTTGAGCTTTACCGACGCTTTGACAGCGGGAGGATCGGGCGCGAAGTTCCGCACGCACACCGTAAACGCTACGCTTAACCAATTAGATACCGACATCCTGGACGAGGCGGACGCCTTATCTTTGGGCCGCTTCATCGCGGTGGTGGTAGACAACGCGGGACGCGTGATCTTGTTGGGCCGTATGGGCGGTTTATCCGCTTCGCAGTTCGACTACAACAGCGGCGCGGCAATGGCGGACGCAACGGGCTGGACCCACGTCCTGGCAGGAGCACAAGGCGAGACGATCAAGGAATTGGCCAGCATCGCAGTAGTGACCCCGGTACAAGAGGACGTAATCGAACCGTAATTTTTAATTGTTGACTAATATAAAAAGCCTGGCGCGGACGTGCCGGGCTTTTTTTGTCCTTGTTTTTGTATGGCTTGTAAGTTAAAACACATAACACCGTGCAGGCTAAGCCCGCCCGGGATCCTTCGGATCGCCCTCCTGGAGCATGAGGATCTCCAGGGGCTTGCCTTCGAGGGGCTGGCCCTGATCTCCTCGATCCAGCGCGTGGCCGAGTTCACCGAGCTGGTCGCGAGCAGCGGGGCCAAGTACTCCGTCCAGGAAGTGGCCGGCGGCTTTTTGCACACCCTGGAGACCCACGTGGCCAGCATGGCCCCCGAAGTCACCGAGGAGCTATGGAAGGCCACTAAAAAAGATTTTTTCGTTTTATTCGTTAACGGCGCCGGGGAGACC